TTCTGCATAGCGTCTGATCAAGCCGATTGCAAACCTGTTGGCTGCTGCTTCATACTTACTCCTGGCAGAATACGTTGAGTAGTAGCACGTGCCAGAATCACCATTGAGAACATGACCTATTTCATGCGCAATGGTCAACTACCACCGATTTTAATCGGTGGTAGTTGACTTGTATCCAGAATTTAATCACCTCAACACTTCACTATTTTCCGTTCATGATCCGTCTAATTAGCTCTCTGTCTTCATCAGACAACGGCTTCCCTCGCCATGTCATAATTACGTCATCATCGGACAGCTCGACATCATCTTTTTTAGTTTCCTGCTTGTTGGGACGGCCCAGCAGGTAGTCGGTCGTGACGTTGAAGAGGGAGGAGATTTTGTCTAACTCTGATGTGCTAACCTTTCTGTTTCCTGACTCAATCTTGCTGATATATGAGCTATCTATACCTAGGCGAGTGGCCAACTCTTTTTGAGACCAGTTTCTGCTTTCCCGCAAGTTCACAATGTTGTTCCTTAATCTTTCTTCAGCACTAGTCATAATGCAGTCTCCTTTCTCGATGTGCGATTTACGCATATATTTATATTGCTATTGTAGCATTGAAAGCGATTTTCGAAATAAAAAATGCAAAAAAAGCAAAAAAATATCAAAAAGGAGGGTTTACAATGCGAAATTCGCATGTTAATATAATAACCGTAATAGAAATGCGAAAAACGCATTTAAAAAGGAGGTGGTAAAATGCCCGAAATCAATCTCTCGTTCATCAGAGAACGGCGCAGAGAACTCAAGTTGAGTCAGTCTGAAATGGCAAAAAGCTTGAAGTTGCGAACGCCAGAGAAGTATTCTCGTCGTGAGAATGGGGAGTATAAATTTCAAGCGGTTGAGTTGCCTATTTTGGCTCAAACCCTAGAAGTCGAAATCCAAGACCTTTACAAGTAATTTTTTTGCTTACAATCATGCGAAAATCGAATGGAGGAAAAGACATGAACGAAATTCAAGAGTTTTATTTTAACGGGGACGCAGTGAGAACGCTCTTGCGTGACAACGAACCGTATTTTGTAGGCAAGGACGTGGCGGAAATTTTGGGATACAGCAATCCGCGGGATGCATTGAGTAAGCATGTTGATTCTGATGATAAGGGGGTAGCAAAATGCGACACCCTTGGAGGAACACAACAAACCACAATTATCAATGAGTCGGGTCTTTACAGCTTGATTTTATCAAGCAAATTACCGGATGCCAAAAAATTCAAACACTGGGTCACATCGGAGGTGCTTCCAACAATCCGCAAACACGGAGCATACATGACGGATGCGAAAGCGGCGGCAATTGTCACAGATAAAGGTTCGCTTGCTGATTTGCTTCAACAAGCCGCTGAACAACTCAAGCGGAAGGATATTCAAATTGAGCAGATGAAGCCTAAGGCGCTGTTTGCTGATGCAGTGTCAACGAGCGATACACCGATTCTTGTTGGTGAGCTAGCCAAGATTCTGCATCAGAATGGAGTATCGATGGGACAGAACAGAATGTTCAGATGGCTGAGAGATAACGGTTATCTTATCAGCAAAAAGGGGTCCGACTATAACATGCCGACTCAGCGGGCGATGGAACTGGGACTGTTCAGGATCAAGGAGAACGCCATTACTCATAGCGATGGCCATGTAACGATTACCAAGACGCCTAAGGTTACAGGCAAAGGGCAAGTGTATTTCGTGAACAAATTTGTCGGAGAGGAGGATTTGGCATGCAGAATCTGAAAGCTGAAGTGACCATAACTATTCCAAAGGACATGGTTTTGGTCAATCGGGTCGATTATGAAGACCTGAAGCGGCAGGCTGAAGAGGTCAAAACGTGGTCCGTCGCTGATTTCAAACGGGAGTTGGATATCCCAAAGAATGTCACATGGATTAAAGAATGCCTCCTCAAGCCCAACATCAGCGAAATCAAAAGCTGGTGCACCTTAAAGGAGGGAAGTGGCGGGAGAACAGGAACTGTAATCCTGTCTACCGGGGCTAAGAAGTGGTATAAGGAATTCTTCCCGAAAATTGACTGGGAAGAAAAAATTTGCGAATAGGAGGATTTAGTATGTCGCCAATAAAAATAACGATTGATCAAGAATATGTCGAAAACTTGATCAATAGCAGAATCGATGATCTGCTTAATCAAGATTTGTCAGGCATTACATGGTCGCTCGATGAATTCCGCAAAAAGTGCTGCGGGAATAAATCCAAAGAGTGGGTAGCGCTCTATATCTTCTCGGAATTCAGCGACGAGATTACCGGGACTGATGGCTGGCTGATTCCCAGTCAAGGCAGAGGTTCACAGAACATAATCTTTGCCAAGGCTGCCAAAGAGTGGATGGAAGAAAATCGCCAGCGGATTGACTGGCGGGCGAAGTTGCCAAGATAAGGAGACGAAAAGCGTGGAAATAGGAAAAGAAAAGGCCGTCATGGTGCCTGCCAGTACCATGGGTTTGTTGCTTGCCATGGCTAGTAACACGAAATGGGAAACAGAAAATAGTGCATGGCTCGTTGCCGCTGTAACTTCACATGTCAATGATCCCGATGCAGAAAAAGAGCTGCTAGCTTACATTGCAGCGTTTTGTATTCTAGAAACGCAAGCTCGCGGTGAGGATGCCAAAAAGCTGATAGACATCACAAAAAAAACGTACGGAGACGAAATGCTTGAAAAGGTGCTTAAGAAAATCGAAGTAATTGAAACTATAAGGAAAAGGAGAAACAAGAAATGAATGCATTGGTAGGAATCAAACAGACGAGGAACAGGCTTCTCAAGCAGTATACCGTGGCTGACATCATGGCTATGGACGAATGGTTCCTTGAGCAGTCACTTGATACGGCCGCCAACCGAGCAAAGCTGATGGAGAGTCTTGAGAAGTTGGATAGACGCAAGGAACGACTGTTCAAAGACGCACTGAAGAGACAAAAAGCCTGATTAAAAAGGCAATTCTAATCAGGCTCTACAAGTGGTTGAAAAACTAATTCTCAATCACTTTCATATAAACGGCTTATCTAGTCCTATTGAGTAAACCGAGGAGAGTATCGTAGGCTTCTTCGTACTTGCTGATAACTGAAATGCCTGCAGATACGTTATCTTCCTTGGAAAGTTGCGCAGAGACAACCGCAACGGCTAAATCATGGGCTAATTGCTCGTTAGAAATTTGAGACATATGATTTCACCTCCTTTCTACAAGGAGATGGGTCAATTATAACACCAGCAGGAGGAATTATTATGAGTTTGAAAGTAGAAACGCTGAACTTAATCAGCGTGTTAGTTGATGAATTGAAAGCACCGCACGAACCGCTGAAAGAAGCACGGATTGTAGCGGCGTTGGGTGATTTATGTAAGGCCTATGAACGCCTTATTTAATTGAAGGGAGGTGAATGAAATGAGCGAGTATATCGGCTTAGCACGGGTTGCAACGGACGACGGCTATCACAGGCTTTGTAAATTCCCACCATTTAACCTTGCGGTAACTCGTGGCGTCAAAGTAGTTTTAAAGGAAGGTGACGTGCACTTAATCGGTGTAGTCAAAGATTGCTGCACAGTCGAACGTAACTCGGCAGAGTACTATATGATTACAAGCGTCACCGGCGATCATAAAGTGCACGATTGGATTGTTGGCACAGTGAAAGAATTTGAGGAGGAAGAAGGAGGTGAATGAAATGAAGTATTCAAAAGAATTTTGTCTGATGGTAGACCCTAAAACGGGCAATCCCCGTCTTGTCGAACCATCAGATGATCCAGAACAAATCGTGAAAACCTTCCTGAAACAAGCCAAGAAACCGCATAGCTTGCTTTGGGCCATGGATCAGCTGGTTTATAAAGACTGGCAGAAATGGGAACCGGTACGGTGGAACCTGTGGGCTATGCTTGAACAGCTGGATAAAGTTGGGCATTAAAAAACCGCCCCTTGAAAAAAGAGGCGGCACGAATTTATTATGAATCACTTATATTATAGCACATTTAGGAGAAGAAACACATGTACAAAATCAAAAAGAATTCAAGAACATTAGAAGATGGAACTAAAATCACGACCTACAGTAGAGAAATTGAAAGTTGCAACATTCTAGAGGTTGAAGCCGGGACTACTGGCTATCGTGGCGGTGATACCAGCCATGGCGGTCGCACCTATTTTCGCATTCAAAATGAAGCATGCACGGATATGGAGATCCATAGTTATAGCGATCGGTACAACTATTACGTGTCTGATGAATGCGGGGATGAATGTGGGGTTGAAGTTGCCCTCGGGGGTGACTGTGAGCTTGAAACGATGATCCAGGCTTTGAAGTTTATCGTAAAGGTCCTTGAGGACGAATCTAAGGGAAAATGTTAGAGGAGGAATAGAAATGAATCAATTACAGAAGCAACAAACACGAAGCATTACATTCAAGGCAAACGGCGATGACGTGACACTTTCTCCAAGCATCCCTCGATGGATTTTTTAGGCTAGGCCTACGTTCAAATAAAGAGGCTTGTCTTACCTCCCTAGCACATCGTACCACAGGCAAGCTGTGGTTATCTCGTGCAAAGGAGGTGACAAGCCATGAAAGAAATAATAATCATCCTCATTTTAATCTATTTAATCTTGAATAGCAATAGGGCCTAGCCTAAAAGGGCGCCGACACAGAGAGCGTCGGCGCCCTGGGGATGATTTTAGAAAGGAGGATACTTTTTTGAAAGTTGAAAAGATACGGCGCAAAGGATTTACTGTGATAAGCAATGATGTTCTGAATAATACTGCATTGAGCTGGAAGGCTAAGGGAATCTTTGCGTACCTATGGTCGCAATCTGATTCTTGGAATTTTTATGAAGTTGAAGTACTAAAGCATTCCACTGATGGGAAGGCATCTTTGAAGGCTGGATTAAAAGAGCTTGAATCTGCTGGATATTTAAAGCGTTATCGTGTGCGAGACGGAAAAGGCTTTTTGAGAGAAAGCAAATGGATTTTGTCAGAAGAACCTATGTCCGATTATCCAACGTTGGATAATCCAACGTTGGAAAACCGTACGTTGGAAAATCGGACACTAACAAATACTAACTATAACAATACTAATAATAACAATACTAACTTAAACGAAGACGCAGTCGTTGATACTAGTTTAGTTAACATAGTGGATCAGCCGGAAGAAGAATCAATCGACGACGACGGCTTCGGAAAGATCGTTGAATTTTACCAAGAGAATTTCGGCATGATGAGCAGCTTCCTGTGCGACGATATGCGACAGACGTATAACGAATGGCAGCAACAATCAAAGGAGCCTGATCTTATCATCATCAAGGCTATGCAGATAGCCTTGAGCAATAACGTGCGCAACTGGAAATACGCATGCGCCGTTCTGCGAACCTGGGAGGATAAGCGACCGCAAAGTTTATCAGATGTCGAAGCGCTAGAGGCAGAGCACAAAAACAACAGAACTGCTAAATCAAAACACGCTAAACCAGAAAAACAGAAAACGATGGAGAACTTCGATGACTTGGCGAACAAGCAGAACGCAGGCATTGACATGAGCGAAACCTTGTCGGATATCGAAGCTCTCAAGAATCAACTTTACGGATAGGAGATTGTTATGTACAGAAGAACGCATGCTGCTTCTCACTTTGGAAAAAAAGTCGTGCTTGACGGATTCAAGTTTGACTCTCTAAAAGAAGCGACGTTCTACCAACGATATATCAAGCCTAGTGGCTACAGTTTCACGTGTCAGCAACGTTTTACGTTGTTGGATACATTCACCCTAGAATTGATTAAATTGCGCCAGACGGCATATAAGGCGGATTTTGTAGTATATGACGAAAACGGGGAGTTAAAGCATGTCTACGATGTGAAGAACGGATATGACGAGTACTCAATTGATAAAAAGTCCAAAATCAAGTTTTCGTTGTTCGCTCGTAAATTCAAGGTTCCTGTTGAAGTCGTTGTCATGCGTAAGAACTACTTCAATGTCGCCATTCTGGGCACTACGAAAAAAGTCAGGCCAGTGCCGATGGTCAACATCGATTATGACTGGCAGGACATTATCAGATAATCACACCATGGCAAACCAAACACTGCATTTGCCATGGACACGGACCCTTAGCTCAGTCGGCAGAGCAGACGGCTCATAACCGTCCGGTCGCAGGTTCGAGCCCTGCAGGGTCCATCGCCCCTATATGCTCCGGGGCGAAAAAAAGATATTAGTCTCACATTTGACTTTGAGAACGCAAGCATTGACGGGTTTGGATACTCACAATTGAAAACCTGAAGTGTAGCGCAAATCGGGTCATAGATAGCACGCGGGCATCATGGCCAGCGCTCAAAGCGTAACGCGTGCATAGCCGACTGATTGTTCTTGAGTCGATAATTGGTTGGCTAGCCGTTGCTAGGCATAACTCCTTTAAGAAATTAGTTGTAACGTACGGATAATCAGGCTCAAGCGTGCCGGAAACGGTCCATATGAGGAGGTTCGAGTCCTCCGCCGGCGCATTGTAAGGAGGGAAGAGGATGAAAAACTACTTAGTGACCATTAAAATCGGCAAGGTCATCACAAACAAGTTGGTCAAAGCTGAAACTGCTGAAGAAGCAGAGAAGGAGGCGCTTAGATGCGCATCACGAAAGACTATGGACTTACCAGTTCAAAACTAGAGCATGATTTGTTGGCAAGTATTGACAAAATCATGCGGGCCGGATGTTTTCGCAGAAACGTATGAAGAAGCAAAGGAGTGCAGAAAATATGACTCGAGAAGAATGGATTCAATTTAGTGTCATTTCGGTAATTTATGCAATTGTGCACATTACGATAGAACTGATAAAAGAAAAGAGAAAAAAGTGAGACAGGATAAATATGATTACAATGAAGCAGCACGAAGATATGCTGAGAAGCTAGACCGAATTGACAGAGCTATAGAAGAAGAGCTGCGAAAGGAATTCCTGACAAAAGCAGGCAAGATATTGCTGATTGCATCGATTATTCTATTTATGCTACCGCTGATTTTGATAAAGGAATCAGTCATGGTGGAATTACGCTTTCAGCTGGTCAGTTGTTTCGGAATGATTGCGGCAATTGCCATGATTAAGGCGGGTCGTGACTGACGCATTCAAAAGGAGTGATATTACTTGGAAGATATCTTCAAGGCAAATAAAGCATATCTTTTTCAGTATCGAAAGAAGATGGAAAAAATTCGGCGCTTGGAAGATAAGCTGGCGCAGATCGATGCCGACATCATATCGCTCAAGTCGCCAGTAAGCGATGGCATGCCGAAAGCGTCCGTCCGTATTACGCTTGATGACAAACTGATACAAAGAGATGAGCTGGAGAACAAAATCAATACGCTGCTTACTCACGCCAGGAAGAACAGGTCGGACATTACACGATGCATTGACGCATTGGATAATCAGAAGCAGGCACTGGTGTTGGACCGTTACTTCATCGGCCTGCAGTCTCTAGAAGAGATAGCGGATGATGTCAGCTATAGCTGCAGCTATGTCACCAAGCTTTACATTCAGGGCGTTCAGTCAATCAGTGTAGTTTGAGTGCAGTTGTAGTGTAGTTGAAGTGTAGTAAGAGTGTAGTTGGAGTGTATACAAAGTAACCGTGCATACATGCTATTATGATAACGTCGAAAAAGGCAAGAGATTAACACCCCCTGGGGATACCATGCCAAGATGGTAAGCATCCCCCTGGAGTGCAAGTTAATCCCTTGCCTTTTTATATACCACCAGTGGAGGTGACAGCATGGTCAGAGCTGACAGACAAGGGCAGCACAGGACTGCATTTGAGAAGAATAAGAGAAGAATATTACTGACACAAAACGTCTGTGGGATTTGCGGAAAGCCTGTTGACAAGACACTAAAAGCTCCGGATCCATTGTCGCCTGTCATTGATCACATCGTTCCCATTAGCAAGGGTGGTCATCCATCTAGTCTGGACAATCTGCAGCTGGCTCATTGGCAATGCAACCGTCAGAAATCGGACAAGCTATATGCTAGTGGATTTAAAAAGAAGCCTCAAGTAATCGGCAACAGGAATCTTCCGCAGTCACTGGACTGGTCCAGATACAGGGGGGTATAGACCCCCTCCACGGTTCGTCCGTGCTTTCCCGCCGTCACTGTACATTTTTTCTCGTGCGACATGAAAGGAGTAGATAAAGTGAGTGAATTTAAGGGTATGGGGTACCTGAAACGCAAGCTGGCAACCGTCAGGCCACGGGTTCTGATGAGATACAGGCAGTATGCAGCTAAATATCATGATTCCCCCGTCGGACTGACTATCCCGCCTAGCGTGCGTGATCGGTATCGTGCGGTACTCGGGTGGAATGCGAAGGGTGTTGACGCTTTGGCAGACAGACTGGTATTTAGAGAATTTGCAAATGATGATTTTGGAGTAAATCAGATTTTTAAGCAGAACAATCCCGATGTGTTTTTTGACAGCGCAGTTCTATCGGCATTGATTGGCAGCTGCTGTTTTGTCTACGTCTCTGCTGATTCTGATTCTGCTGATCCTGTGCGTCTGCAGGTCATTGAAGCGTCTAATGCCACGGGTGTCATTGACCCGATTACGGGTCTGCTAACGGAAGGATATGCCGTACTTCAGCGAGATACTGATACAGAGGCACCGCTTCTGGAAGCGTATTTCACGCCTGCTGAAACATGGTATTACCCTAAAGGCGGTTCACCATATTCAATCGCCAATCCCGCTGGTATGCCGCTGCTTGTTCCAGTCATTCACAGGCCCGACGCTGTCAGACCGTTTGGTCGGTCAAGAATCACCAGATCAGGTATGTATTATCAGCGTTACGCCAAACGCACGCTTGAGCGAGCCGACGTCACGGCCGAATTTTATTCGTATCCGCAGAAATACATTCTTGGCATGGATCCTGATGCCGAACCGATGGATGCGTGGAGAGCAACGGTTTCATCTCTTTTGAGGATTGACAAGGATGATGATGGCGACCGTCCTACTGTCGGCCAGTTCACGACCGCAAGCATGGCTCCGTTTACCGAGCAGCTGAAAACTGCCGCCGCCGGATTTGCGGGCGAAATGGGGTTGACGTTAGATGATTTGGGCTTTGCGTCTGATAATCCTTCTTCAGTTGAGGCAATAAAGGCCAGTCACGAGAATCTGAGATTGGCTGGACGTAAGGCGCAGCGGTCACTGGGCAGTGGCCTGTTGAATTGCGCATATACGGCGGTGTGTCTTCAGGACCAGTTCCATTATGCACGCAGCCGTTTTGTTGATACTGAGGTTAAGTGGGAACCGTTATTCGAGGCCGACGCTAATACGCTGACGCTGATTGGCGATGGCGTAATCAAACTCAATCAGGCAATTCCGGGATTTGTGACGGGTGAGACCATTAGGGATTTGACTGGCATTCACGGTTCAGAAAACACCAAACCGCAGATTACTACACAGTCAGAGGTGGTAAGCGATGACTGATGATGTTTTGCCGGAGTTGCTGAAACTGGTCTGTGACGAATTTGAAAAGTCATATGCTGCTAACGGGATTGTCAAACAGGTGCAGAAGAAGCTTGAGGACAAGTCAGCTACATATGCTGACGCTTATGAGTACGCATATGAGGTCGGCTGCATGCTCTCTGACGCCCTGACAAAACATGTAACAAACGAATTATTGCCTAACGGTACAATGTACTACAATATTGCTCAACGGCTGTTACAGAAAACGCTGGGTACCAATTATAAACTGGTGTCTGAACTGGCGGCTGGTGTGCAGAAAGTTCTAAATAGAAAGGCGGGCTTGACCCTAGCCGCACTGAAGCCGGACATTGATCAGAATAAGGTTGATGGATTGATTGAGCGCCTGTCCAAAGGTGATTTTGAAAATGACAAGTTCGTCATGGGCAGTCCGATTGCTAACTTCACGCAGTCCGTTGTTGATGACACACTTGCTAAAAACGTTGAATTCCACGCCAGCGCAGGTCTGCAGCCGAAAATCGTCAGAAGATATGCTGGCAACGGCTGCAAGTGGTGTGCAAATCTGGCGGGGACGTACAATTATCCAGTTAAACAAGAGATCTATCGCCGTCACGATAACTGCCGCTGCATTGTTGAATATTTTCCGGAGGACGGAAGAGGCGTGCAGAATGCACACACTAAGGGGTGGAGAAACGAATCGAAAGTCGAACGTGAAAGGATTCGTAAATTAAAAGGCGATAATGGCTTTAGAAGGAAAGAAAGCATTCAGACTGCAGCCGAAGCGGAGGCAAGGGCATTGGGATATAATCCGATTCCTACGTCGAAGGCTGTTGAGTCTTTAAGGAAAGAGACAAGAATATGGCAAAAAGACTTGGAAGATGAAGAGATAAGGTCTATTAATAAATACACGTATAATGGCACAGATGATGATGGCAAGAAATTGTTTTTCAAAATCAATGAATTTTTGGAAGGTCGTTATTTCCCAAGAGATGAAAGAGAAAAGGAAATCATTTTGAGAAACGCAGACAATATCAAGGCCGCCATATCGAAATTTAAGTTAAAGGATGATATAATAGTATATAGGAACGATAAATTACCCCAAAAACTTAATAAGCGGTTGAATAAGTTTTTAAGTACTTCAGCTATGCCAAAGGCAGTAATAGGAAAGGTGCCCAATGTGGCAATTATTGTTCCCAGGGGAAGTAATGGCGGTTACGTTGAGTTGATAGCTGATGAAGCATATAGAAAGCAGCGAGAGTTTATTATAAACAGTGGTGCTAATTTAGAGTTAGTGAAAAAAGAGGCTGGTTTATATATTTATAAATTGAGGTGATATTTTTATGTTGAGTAAGGAATTGGCTCGAAAATATTATCAGGAACGAATTGATTCAGAATCTTACGATGACTATACCGAAGAAGAATTGCGTCTTCAAAAAGAAAGAGCAAAAGAATTAGAAGAGTATGGAAAGAAAAGACGCAAGGAACGTGAGATGAGAGCAGCCAGAAAAAAATAGCTGACTTTCATTTGTAACGTGAGGTGCAAACATGGCTAAAGATGACTATGATGTGGTTGGCTTAATCGAAATGGTATTTGGCGGTTAATTAAGTTAACCGCTATTTTTATACTCTTTTTTTGCCCTGTCATATGGCGTTAAACTGGGCAATACGATTGAAAGGAAGAAGGCCATGGCTGAAAAACGACTAGGCAATCAGAATCCTACTCAATCGGTAATTCTACCATACACTGGATCCTTGTCGGATGAAGCAATCGCAATATACGAAAAAACCGGGCTGAAGAGCTACCCGTGGCAGAAAAATCTTGTCAAGTCAATCATGGCTGTTGATGAGGATGGCTTATGGGTGCATCAGAAGTTCGGTTTTTCTATACCCCGCCGTAACGGTAAAACGGAAATCATCTATATCCTAGAACTGTGGGGACTTAAGCACGGGCTTAACATGCTGCATACGGCGCACAGGATCAGTACTTCTCATTCATCTTTTGAAAAGGTTAAGAAGTATCTTGAAAAGATGGGAATGAAGGACGGCGAAGATTTCAATTCAATCAGAGCCAAAGGCCAGGAACGCATTGAACTGTATGAGACGGGCGGAATTATCCAGTTTCGTACGAGGACATCCAACGGCGGACTGGGCGAAGGATTTGATTTTCTCGTTATCGACGAGGCGCAGGAGTATACGACCGAACAGGAATCGGCACTCAAGTACACGGTGACCGATAGCAACAATCCTATGACAGTCATGTGCGGGACACCGCCAACTCCTGTTTCTTCCGGGACTGTTTTTGTTAAATATCGCGAGGCATGTCTGTTCGGCCAGGCAAAATATTCCGGTTGGGCGGAGTGGTCGGTTTCGGAAGAAAAGGAAATCGATGATGTGGATGCATGGTACAACTCCAACCCGTCGCTGGGGTTCCATCTGACGGAACGCAAGATTGAAGCTGAGCTGGGCGAGGACAAGCTCGATCACAATGTGCAACGCCTAGGCTACTGGCCTTCATATAATCAGAAATCCGCAATTTCCGCCGCTGACTGGGACGGCTTGAAAGTGGACGGTCTGCCTGACCTCAAGGGCAGACTGTTTGCAGCCGTTAAGTACGGTCAGGATGGGTCCAATGCCGCAATGAGCATAGCTGTGCGGACAACCGACGGACGAATTTTTGTCGAAGCCATTGACTGCCAGTCTGTACGCAATGGCAACAGATGGATCGTAAACTTCCTCCGCAACGCTGATGTGGAGCAAATCGTCATCGATGGTGCAAGCCGTCAGAAAATCTTGGACGAAGAATTGCGCGAGTACCATATCAAAAATGTTGTTTTGCCAACTGTCAAGGAAGTAATAGTGGCCAACTCCATGTGGGAACAGGCTATTTACGAGAAAACCTTATGTCACGCAGGGCAGCCGACGCTTAGCAGAATTGCAACGAACTGTGATAAGCGCAGCATTGGCTCAAGCGGCGGTTTTGGGTACCGATCGCAGTTTGATGACATGGATATCAGTGTTATGGATAGCGCTCTGCTTGCGCACTGGGCTTGTGCAACCCTCAAGCCCCGTAAAAAGCAGAAAGTAAGCTACTAGTTTGCTTATATTACCGAACGCACGGGAAATGCGGAGAAAGGAGACAGTGATATGTCTGAATTTAAAACAATCGAAACGCAGGAAGAACTTGATCGTATCGTAAAAGAGCGTTTGGCGCGTCAGAAGGAGAAGTACGCCGATTACGACAAGCTCAGGGAACGCGTTGAGGAACTTGAAACTGAAAATGCTGAGCTGCATTCGACGGTCGAATCATCCAAATCGGCAAAAGGCGAGTTTGACAAGCAAATCGCAGACCTGCAGGCCAAGATTTCTGGTTATGAAACGGAGAAAATGAAAACCCGCGTGGCTTTGCAGAGTGGTTTGCCACTTGAGTTTGCCAATCGGCTACGAGGTGATGATGAAGACAGCCTGAAGCGCGATGCAGAAACACTGGCCGGATACATGCAGCCTAAGTCGGCTGCTCCGTTGAAATCGACAGAACCGGCAGTTGATGATAAAGGCTGGGCGCAGATGACGCGCCAGCTTACAGAACATTAATTTAAAAGGAGATTGATATTATGGTTGACACATTAAAAGGCGGTACAACTTTTTCACCGGAGCTTGTCACAGAATTGATGTCGAAGGTCAAGGGCTACTCAACCCTTGCAAAACTCAGCGCACAAACACCGATTCCATTCAACGGCTCACAACAGTTTGTTTTTAATTTGGAAGGCAATGCACAAATTGTAGGCGAAGGCGAAACAAAGAAGCCGGGCAAGGCAACTCTTGAATCGAAGGTTATTCGCCCCACGAAGTTTGTTTATCAGGCACGCATTTCGGATGAATTTAAGTATTGCTCAGAAGAAAAACAGATTGATTACCTTCAAGCTTTTAGCGATGGATTTGCCAAAAAGATTGCGGTTGCTTTTGACTTGGCAGCAATCCATGGCCTTGAACCGAAATCGCTCACTGATGCTTCATTCAAGGCGACAAATTCTCTTGACGGTTTGGTAACGGGCGTTGATTTTGACGCTAAGAAACAAATCGATGATCAGATTGACGCAATCGTTCAAACGGTTGTTGCCAACGACTATGACGTAACCGGGCTCGCACTTTCCCCTGCAGCTGGTCAGGCGCTGGCACAGGTTAAGGTTAACGGTGTAGTTCAGTATCCTGAATTCCGCTTTGGTCAGAATCCTGATGCATTTTACGGCATGACGTCTGATGTCAACAAGACGCTTGCGACAAAAGGCACTACGTCTGAAAACGATTATGTCATTGCAGGCGACTTCCAAAATGCCTTCAAGTGGGGCTACTCGGAAGAAATCCCGCTCGAGGTCATCGAGTACGGTGATCCTGATCAGACGGGCCGCGATCTCAAGGCAAACAACGAAGTACTGCTTCGTGCCGAGTCGTTTATCGGTTGGGGCGTGCTTGACGCGAAGGCGTTTGCACGTATCAAAGCACCGGCAGAATAGTCACCATAGATTAGCTTAGGGGGTGGTAGGGTGGCAAACTTCGCAACCATCGAAGATCTTGAAAAATTATGGCGCGTATTAAAGCCGACTGAACGCGAGCGTGCGGAAGGCCTGTTGGAGATTGTCTCTGACAGTCTGCGTGTCGAAGCGGACAAAGTAGGCAAAAATCTTGATGAACTGGCGGCCGACAGCGATGCTTATGCGAGCGTTTTAAAGTCTGTGACCGTTGATGTTGTAGCGAGAACGCTGATGACGTCAACTGATCAGGAACCGATGACACAGATGACGGAGAGCGCTTTAGGCTACTCCTACAGTGGTTCATTCCTTGTTCCTGGCGGTGGATTGTTTATCAAGGACACTGAGCTTAAGCGCCTGGGATTGAAACGTCAGAGATACGGGGTGATTGACCCGTATGCTTAAAGGAATTACAGTTATTCTCGTTGACGAGACAGAGGAATCAGAAGACCCGTTCGGACAGCCAGTTACGGTCAAGGAAGAGATTGCGGTTGACAACGTTCTGGTAGCGCCAGCGTCAACGGATGATGTTACTGCCGAGATGAGCTTGACTGGCAAGAAGATTGTGTATGAGCTAGCCATACCTAAAGGAGATTCGCACACCTGGGCCAATCGGCAGGTCAAGTTTTTTGGTCAGACCTGGCGAACTGTGGGCATTCCTCAGGAAGGCATCGAAAGCTTGATACCGCTGACGTGGAATAAGAAAGTGATGGTAGAGCGCTATGAGTAATTCTAAATTCGTTCTAAATCGTGCCGGTGTTGCACAGCTGCTCAAATCGTCCGAGATGCAGTCAGGGCTTAAGGCTAAGGCTAAAATCATTCGTGAACGGTGCGGCGATGGATACGAACAGGATGTATACGTCGGCAAGAATCGTGCAAACACTATGGTATATGCCGATTCCATCAAGGCAAAACGCAGTAATGCGAAGCATAATACGATTCTGAAGGCGGTGAATGCGGCACGTGATTGAACTCATTTTGAAACAGTATCTTGACAGTGTGCTTGATGTTCCCGTGCTTTTGGAGCATAAAACAGGCGTTACTGTACCGTATGTCCTGCTTGATAAAACGGGCGGTAGTGAGTCAAATCATTTGAAGAAGGCAACGGTTGCCATTCAATCGTACGGAACATCACTGTATAATGCGGCGAAGCTCAATGAGGATGTCATCCGAGCAATGGACGGGCTGACAACGGTTGAGAACGTCGGTGGTGCGCATCTTAACGGCAGCTACAATTTTACTGATACTGAAACTAAGAATTACCGCTATCAGGCGGTATATGATATTAACTATTTGTAAGGAGGTCATATAATGGCAACAACAGTTAAATATGTCACGAATGCAAAACCTAAAGTCGGCGGTGCCATTTACAGTGCTCCGACCGGGACGGCATTGCCGACTGACGCAACCAGTGCGCTTAATGCAGCGTTTAAGTGCCTTGGATACGTGTCAGATGACGGCATTCAGAATTCGGATGAACGCAAGACTGATGATATCAAGGCTTGGGGCGGTGACATCATCAACTCCGTCCAGAAGGAAAAGACGGATACGTTCAAATACACTTTGGCCGAAGTGCTGAATGTTGACGTTTTGAAGGAAGTGTATGGTGATGCCAATGTCACAGGAACGCTTGACACAGGGGTAGTCGTTAAATCGAATTCAACTGAGCTTAAAGAACACGTGATTGTCATTGAGCTGGTGTTGAGGGACAATGTGCTGAAGCGAATTGTGATTCCGCAGGGGAAAGTCACCGAAATTGGCGAAATCAAGTATGTTGACGGCGATGATGTCGGCTATGAAACCACCGTTACCTGCTTCCCCGATGACAACTCAAACACGCACTACGAGTACATTGTCAAACCAAAGGCGGGAGGTGATCATAATGCTTAAAGGCAAGACAAAGACAGGATTTGAGTACGAATTTGATGAAAAAATCTTGAAGAACTATGAGTTAGTCGAGTTGCTGGCAGAGGTTGACGATAACCCGCTTGTCTTGCCTAAAATCTTTAAGATGTTACTCGGTGATCGAGTCGATGAACTTAAGAACCACGTTAGAGACGAAGAAGGGGTTGTTGATATCGAGAAGATGTTGGTTGAATTTCAAGACATTTTCTCAACTCAGGCCACCTTAAAAAAATAGTATTCCTTGCCGCTGCCATTAACACAGATGAGGATGCGCTGATATGCGACCTGGCTGAAACGTATGGCATTTACAATTACAGACAGCTACCTGCATACCGGGTAGCTGTTTTTTGCTATGGCTTAAGGGACGATTCTCGCATAAAAATGGCAATGGCTGACATGCGATATACGCTTGATACGCTTTTGTCTGCGGGCATTCTAGACAGGTTAAGCATTCTCATCTGGCAAAAAACAGAGGATGCGCAAACCGGCAAGAACAGACCAGCAAGCGTAGTAGATTTGCTGACAGGCAACGCACAAGAGCCTGAGACTGAAAATATATCATTCGCAAGCGGCAAGGAGTTTGAAGAAACACGCAACAAAATTTTGAAAGGGGTGGAAGCTGATGGCGATTGAGCTCGGCAAAGCTTATGTGCAAATCGTGCCTTCCGCCAAAGGAATTTCAGGCGGAATCACAAATCAAGTTGTTCCCGCAGCCGATGCAGCCGGCCGTACCGGCGGACTGACCCTTGGCAAAAAGTTAGCCGCAGTCGCTTCTGCCGCAATCGCGGCTGCCGGTATCGGTAAGGCGATCGCAGCTTCGATTGAAGAAGGCGGCAAGCTGCAGCAGTCAATCGGTGGTGTAGAGACGCTTTTCAAAAGCTCGGCAGGTATGGTTAAGCGGTATGCGCAGGAAGCGTACCGGACAACCGGCGTGTCGGCTAACTCATACATGGAAAACGTAACCAGTTTTGCGGCGTCCCTTGTGTCGTCGTGCGGTGGTAACACGAAAAAGGCCGCAAAACTGGCCAATACCGCAATGACTGACATGGGCGATAACGCTAATAAAATGGGCACCGATATGGAACTAGTTCAGGAAACGTATCAATCTCTTGCCCGTGGCAACTATGAAATGTTGGACAACTTGAAACTCGGCTACGGTGGTACTAAATCCGAAATGGAACGACTGATGAAGGACGCTGAAAAGCTGACGGGGGAACACTACACTGTCGGCGATTTTGGCGATACTGTCAAGGCAATCCATGCGGTTCAGGAACATCTTAAGATTACGGGTACAACGGCCAAGGAAGCATCAACTACGCTTCAGGGGTCGTTCAACTCGATGAAGGCTTCGTTTCAGGATGTTCTTGGCAATCTATCTGACGGCGAGTTAGACATAACTCCGTCGCTGAACGCGCTGGCGAAGACTACATCAACATTCTTCTTTGGCAATTTTGTACCAATGCTAGGCCGCTTGATTTCGACGTTGCCGAGTGCTCTTTCGACATTTATACAGGCTGCCATTCCGGAACTGAAAAAGGGACTTCAAGGGATGTTCTCGAATCTTGGCATTGAAATAGATTTCGGCAGCGTTTCGGGCAGCATTAGCAAAGTTCAGCAAGCATTGACGCCCGTAATAAACACGATTAAGACGTGTATAAACAATCTTGATTTCAGCGGCTTGAAATCACTGGCTTCTGCTGTACTTCCGGCAGTTCAGGCAGGGTTTGAAACATTTGCGAGCGTCGCATTGCCGGCAGTCAGCCCGCTGATCAAAGCAGTAACCAGCTTATGGAACGCATGCCAGCCGCTGCTTAAAACAATCGCTGGAGCGCTGACCCCGGCTTTTAAAGTTCTGGGTGCATTTCTTGGCGGTGTTTTCAAGGGCGTTCTTAGCACAATCACGTTTGCGGTTAATGCCGTTAAAGTTGCCATTCAAGTGTTGACGCCGATTGTCAATGTCGTTGTTGCAGCTTTTAAGGCATTTTCACCGGTTTTGACAGCTCTTGCTTCGTTTATTGGTCAGTTAGTCGGTCAGTTCGGTGGTCTGGGCGGTGCGGCTAAAACGATGAAGAACGTTGTCAGCACTGCGTGGAACGGAATCAAGGATGGTGTAAAGCTCGCTGGTGAAGGCGTCAAGGGTGTAGTCAACGGTTTGAAAATCGCATGGAACAGTTTGAAGTCTGCCGGCAATGCCTTGCGGAGTGCAGTATCAGGAGCATGGCATGGATTAGGCAGCGTTGTTTCCAGAGTATCCGGCGGTGTACGCGGAGCCGTCAGTGGCGCTAAGGCAGCATTTAGCGCATTCGGCCGTGGCGTCTCCAACGTATCTGGCGGCGTCAAGGGTGTTTTGGGCGGTGTTAGGTCTGCATTTAACGGATTGCGGAACATCAATTTATGGCATGCCGGTGCAGCTATCATGAACGGTCTTCTGAGCGGTCTCAAATCCGCTTGGGGAGGTGTCAAGCACTTTGTAAGAGGTATTGCCAAGTGGATTAAGAAACATAAAGGACCTATCAGTTATGATAAGAAACTGCTGATTCCGGCCGGCAATGCAATCATGGCCGGACTTAACGGGGGACTGATAAACGGATTTGAAAACGTTAAGTCAACCGTGCTGGGCATGAGTGGCACGATTGCTGATACGCTGACTGCTAATCCAACTGCTGCATTAGCCACCTCCGGGAACGTTGAAACAGGTACTGCCCTGGTTGGTACTACGCCGGTTGTGATAAACCTGACGCTTGGCAGCAGTGATTTCCAGGCATTCGTTGATGACATTTCCAAAGCACAGGGTACTAAGACGCAGTTCCAACGTGCGTATAAATTCTGAAAGGAGTGGTGAGTGTGAGATCACAGGTGGCATTTAGCTATGGTGGGCAATGCATTGATACCGCAATAGCCGGCTTTGCCACGCTTGCCGTTTCAGGTCGTGGTAATTTTACAACTGCGGTCAATTCGACTGATTTAGCCAGTGATGGTGCTAAATACCTAAGTTCGCGCATTGAATCGAAGAAGCTGACGGTAAATTTTTTCCTGCAAGCTTCAAGCCTGTCGGATCTGTCTGACAAAACAGGGAAGCTTAAAAAGCTTCTGTCCGTCAGGAATACGGAAGTTTCCTTTGCCGATGACGGCTATAGATATACCGGTACTGTAACGTCACTCACGTTTGACGATACCACTCTCCACCCAACAGGGACCATCGAAATTACGCTGAGCGATCCATACTGTTATTCTGCGGAGAAGACTATAACGGGAACAGGGACGTCTGTAAGTTTGTCCGAGTATGATGACACTGGGTTTGCAAATTTGCCAGCAGCGATTGAATTCACGCCAGCGGAGGGAATTTCCACATTCCAAGTCACTAGCAATCAAGGCAAGCATTTTCTGCTAACCCAGTCAGTTTCAGCCGGCAAAAAGATAGTGATCGACTTTAAGACACTTACATGTACGGTCAACGGCGCTACGGTATTGTCAAGCGTTTCTCTCAACAGCAACTTTGCTGATTTTAATATTGACCACAACACTAAGCTGACATTTAACGCAAACGGCAATTATGTAATTAGATTCGAGGTGAAAAAATTGTGATTTTGTATCAGCTGAACAAAAAACAGGATGTGATTGGAATTGTTTCGTCCGATGTCATCAGTGCAACGCTTGAGGAACAAATTAATACGGCCGGCAATCTGAAGTTTGTCGTCGCCAAGAAATTGAGTGCAGGGTGTCAGTATGTACTTATACAGCGCCCCGGTGCCGCTACGTACATGTGTTTCAAGATTCTGACGGAAACACAGGAGGACAACAAGGTTAGCTATACTGCAGTTGAATCTGCATACGATGAACTTGGATCGTACTCATACATCAAGGACATGCGACCACAGAATCGTACTGCCAAGGAAATGCTGCAGCAAATCTTGTCGGCAACACGATTTTCTGTCGGATATGTTGCTGATACCGGTACACAGAGTACGAATTTCTATTACACGACCGTGCTAGCCAGTCTGCAGAGCGTGGTCAACCTGTTTAACTTGGAAATTACGTTTGACGTTGTTTTTGATCCGATTGACAACCAAGTTAAAAAACGCATGGTCAACCTGTACCAGCAACAAGGGTCCAGGACGGGACGGCGGTTTGAGTACGGTGACAAACTGTTAAGCGTAACGTGCGAACAGTCTAGCGATGAACTGGTAACCGCATTGGTTGGTCGAGGTTCAAGCGTGCAGGTCAGCGAAGGTACTGATGGAAGTCCTGAAGGATACAGTCGGAAAATTACCTTTGCCGACGTTGTATGGAAGAAATCTGCAGGGGATCCGCTCGATAAGCCGGCCGGGCAGGAGTATCTGGAAGATCCGGCAGCTACGGCCGTATATGGTTTTTCGGATAGTAAACCTCGAATTGGCTTTGTCGAATTTGACAAAATCAATGATAAAAATTTATTGATAAAGGCAACATACGATAAGTTGCAAGAACTCAAGCGGCCTAAAGTATCGTTTAAAGCGTCAGTTACTAATGTTGGCAATCTGTCACTGGGGGATACAGTGGAGATTATCCGCCATGATTTAAAAATTGAGTATTCCACGCGCGTTTACAAGGTTACGCATGACCTGCTCAACCGCCAGAACGACACAGTTGAACTGGGGGATGATTTCCAAAAAGCAAGCATCACGTCAACAATCAGTGCAGTACAAGACACCGTGCAATCAGCTAAAGAGTATTCACAGTCTGCCCTGCAATCGGCAAACGGCAAGAACACCAACTTCTATGGTGCTAATCAGCCATTGTATGCCGTCGAAGGTGATTTATGGTACAAAGATCTGGGCAACGGCGAAACTGAAATGTACCAGTACAAAAACGGAAACTGGGAGCTAATCACATCAACCGCCGAACTGCATAATGTGCAGAAAGAAGTTAATCAGGTTATCAAAGACGTCAACGCACAATTTAAAGAAATCGATGACAAGTACGTACCTAACGAAACTTACCAGACTGAGAAGCAGGCTTTTTCCACGGCCGTGACTAAAGCCTCGGAAACGGCTCAAGCGGCAAAGGCAACTGCGGATACTGCCTCTGAAAGTGCAGCGGAAGCAAATAACAGTGCAAGTGAAGCGCGTGCTAAAGTTGATGACGTTGCTAAAACCGTGACAAAAAATGGCAAAGCGATTGGGGAAATCAAGTCAGATGTCAGCGGTGTAAAAGCCACGTATGCCACGCTCGATGGCAAGGTTACGTCAGTGTCGGCTAGAGCAGGTGCGGTTGAAGCAGCATTGAGCGACGGAAAAGGCGGGTTGATCAGCGTCAAAGCCGAAAATAATCGTATCGACTCCCTCGTTGATTCTAAAGTCAATGGTAGTGAATACAACACTTTTAAGCGACAAACGTCAACCGAACTCAGCCAAAAAGCCAATAAAACCGATTTGAATGGGTATGTGACAAGCACGCAGTTTAAACAAAGCGCTGACAAAATCGAAACAGTAGCTGCTGACGTTAAAAACGTTAAGACCAAAGCTGAAAACATTGAAAACACGATGAAATCGACAAGTTTCGCAAATAGCGTTGTTAAGGCAAGCGGCATCGATACGAAAGTAGCCGGGTATGATACTACGATTCGGAAGTTGATCGGTAAGGATGGGACGACCGGTGATTTGAACACGTTGGTATCTGCCTACAGCAATGAAACCAATCAAACAAAAAAGCAAACAACCAATTTGATCAGTGCGCTTGACTACAACACATCGACTGGATCTTTCGGCAGCGGATTTGCAAAAAAGGTGGCTGATGCATACGGTACGACCGAATCGTATAAATCGCTGAACGGCAAAATCGACGGTTTGCAGATTGGCGGAACTAACTTACTGGATAACACCGAAAGAGAGCGGTCAGCTAAGCGACCTGCCACAGGACACACTGACATTTTTATGCAAAATTTAGCTACACCGCCAACGGGAACGGTTTTCACAGCAAGCTTCGAGGCAAAAGCAACGACTGATAAAACAACTATCGTAAACCATTTTTACGATGGTTCGGGCAAGTACGCTGACGGGAAATGTCTTCGCGCTGTTACCTGTCAAACATCTACACCAACTGAATATTCGGATGGTTATGCCCCGCTTAGGTTGTCGACACAGTGGAAGCGGTACTGGATAACGTGGACATGGTCGCAAGAGATGGTACAACCGAACGTTCACCGTGTGTTGATTGGAAGGTATCAAAGCAACTTTGCCGATGGCACGGTATATATTCGTCGTGTCAAACTCGAAAAAGGCACTAAAGCTACTGACTGGTGCATGTCGGATGGAGACATTAACAAGCGCATACAGGACCAGGCTGACGCACTGACTGCATATCAGGCAGAAGTAAAGCGGACTTATGCTTTGTCATCGTCGGTGTATACCAAGACCGAAACGCAGACACGTGAGAATGCTCTTAAAAATTCAACCATCAGTGACTTGAAAGCCACCGATGATTGGAAGAAGTTAATCAAGATCAATCAGAATTCAAGCTGGTTACAGGATGCAACAGGTTTTCAGCAACAGGTCTGGAAATACAATCTTGATTCGAGCAGTGAGCTTATCGGAAAGAAGAGTTTTGAGGATTCGGCAGTTGGGAATTGGTGCTGTGCTGATTTTAAAACGCCGGCAACCCTTCAGAAAGGCGGGCCGGTTAACGGATTCTATAACTGGGTGTACTCCTCGCCCGGTGGTGACTTATACTATGGAACCTCATGGATACCTGTCAAACCGGGCACTAAATTCTATGTTGAGGCACTGTGCCCCAATATGAAGAGTGTATATAACGGGCTGAACATTACAGTTGCCGCGTATTTGCACTATGAACAAGGTGGAAAAAGGCGCTGGGCGATGGGGCCAAGTGCCACCATCACCCCAGACCACTGGGGATGGGTAAAGGGCATCGTAACGGTGCCGGATAATGTCACGCGAGTTCTGCCATGCATAGCAACTAAAGATAAGAATGGCAAAGGTGGCGCAAGTTATGTAGCGTATGCTAGCTTTAAAAAGCTTGATGATTACACTCAGTCAAACATGACGTCAATCAAGCAATCATCAGATGGTATCGGATTAAAAGTTGCCCAACTCGTCGGTGGATCAGATATTTCGAAAATCGACATGACGAGCTCTGCGATTAAAATTGATTCAAAGCATATCCTGCTGAATGGCGACGTTGCGATTGACGGGACGACTTTCGCGAAAAAGATAAAAGCAACTGGTATCACGGCCGACATGATGTTGGCTGGCACCATCGATGCGGCTAAGATCAACGTCATCAATATCGATGCATCTAAAATCACCACCGGCACGCTGACGGCTAAAATTGCCAAGCTGATGGGTAGCAACAATTCGTGGATGAGATTAGACGGGTCAGGAATACATGCTGAAGGTGGTACAGCCGCTAACAAGGATCAGTGGGCATTTGATCTTGGCAGTAGAGGGTATCATATAAAGCGCCAAGAAAAAAAATCGGGTGATTATCGTTGGACAGGCGGGCTAGCTTACGGCGAAAATATGGCAAACACGAACGCGAACGGGTTAGGATTGGTAGTCTGCCCAAGTAGCAGCGGCGGTAATGGGGATGAAATTTCGATAGGCAAGGTTGTTAAAGGTAACTTTGACGGCGGTTATGAGTGGACAAATGCGATGAGGTGGTCGGCAACAGGGTATGGTGGTGTCGGCACAGGCTTCCACTGGTACGATACGTGTACATTGGAAAATGACAAAGCACGCACAATCTATACGGGAGGTCAAGATCCATTTTACATTAGGAACATACGCTGGGGTAACAGTGGTAATTACTATCCGTCGATACAGGTTGGTTACAACGAAAATACTAAATCATCATCAGGAATCGCGTTTCGTTGGGATGACATAAAGCCGTGGGGAACTATGAACATGGAAAATGTGGAAATTTCTTGTGGCGCTTCTAACAAGCTGAGATTTACGTGGTGTCAGTGGTCCAACTGGTATCAGCAATGGAAGATACCTGCGATTTCCAATCGAGTTTCACCGACATCCGGGATTGCCTTTGCTTCAGGCGGAATCCGAGAGTTTGCCGGGTCCAAGGTTCGCGATTTATAAAATAGGAGGAAATAATATGGCTTTGAAAAAAACAATTGTTCTTACGGATACAATCGAAAATGCTAACGGCGACGAAATTGCCGAAATGCAAACATACCTAACGGGGGATGGTAGCACACCTGTCATTAGGACGATGGGGTTATCAGAGCCGATTGGTTATTCTGATGATGGCAGGGCTATTTTGCCTGAGCAAGATGATAAGGTTATCGAGAAACGTCAACAGGAATTTATGGCAGCCGCCATCGGGGAACAAAAAACATTGTGTAAAGAGAATGGCATCGATCCGTCATTAGTTAACATTATTGGAGCAGAAAATAAGGAGGATAAGTAATGGATACTGAAAAACTACAAAAAATCATCAGCAATCTTGCTGCTGAAATTGGTAATCTTAATATCAAATTAGCTAACTTAGCAGTTGAAAATGAAAAATTGCAACAAATGGTAGCAGAAGCAAATCAAAAGAAAGAAGAGGAGTAGCAATGGCACTTACGAAACAAAAAACAGTCAACCTTTCTGGAGAATCAAGAATAGGAGATGAATTGGTGGCACGTTTTTCGGCGCAAGTATCATCTAATGATGCGTTGAGTCAAGATATCGTTACAACAATTGCTAACGTTGATCTTTATCGCAAAAATTCCAAAGCTGTAAGAGATGATGCAAACGCATTTCGTGAGTATGTTTATACAGTTCAGGACCAGGTTTACTCAGAAACTGAAACAGAATAATAACTATAGCTGCGGGGTGGGTGGGTAGGAAAAAGGAGTGATTAAATGTTGCATACATTATTAGGATATTCCTGGGCGGAGATAGCATCATTTCTTGGTGTGATGTCAATTGTTGGTGGATTTGTGCTGTGGTTGGTTAATCACGGAGCCAAAATTTTTAATCGAAACGTTAGCTCTGCATTGCAACCGTTTGGGGAGCAGATAAGAAATCTAACTAAAAATATCGAGCAGCTTAATGCGAATTTCAAACAACAACAATCAGCTTTTGAACGCTTGGAAAAACGAGTTGATGAACATGATAGAAGACTAGATAGACACCATGAACGAATTAAGACGTTGTTTGAGAAAGGAGATGATGATAAATGAGAAAGGCATTTTTAGATAAGGATGGCAAGCTGAATCGCAAAACTATTACCTCTTTGGTATTGCTGTTGATTGTCCTGGTGCAACAGCTGTGCGCGATTTTCAATCTTAAGTTTACAGGCGATGTTGGTCAAATCATGGACCTTGTAAACACGCTGTTGACGATCGGTGGTATTTTAGGTTTGGTTGATGGAGTTACTGTTGACACGGAAACAGTCAAGTCTATTGACAAGATCGCGAACAAAGCCTTAGAACTCGCGTCTCAGCACCAAGATGAGGAGGTAAATAATGAGAAATCTAAATAGAAAGTTGCTCTTAAGTCTAACCATTCTGGTTGGGCTTTTTTTAATGCCAATAAGTGTGAACGCTGCTAGATATTATGGGGTTGATAGTTCTAGGTATCAAGGTAACACTCTTAAAAAAGTAACGCCTGAAGATAGCTTTGCTATTTCTCAAATTGGAGGTTACTATAATGGAACATTTATTCCACAAACGACCTATCAATCACAAGTAGCAAGTGGGATTGCGATGGGGTTGCGGATGCACACATATATCTATATGGAAACGGGTTCTAACCAAGTTCAAACCAAACAAATGCTTGATTACTACTTGCCTAAAGTACAAACACCAAAAAAAAGTATTGTTGCGCTAGACTATGAAAGTGGTGCTAGTGCTGATAGGGAAGCTAACACAGATAACGTGTTGTATGGGTTACGTAGAGTAAAAGAAGCTGGTTATACTCCAGTGCTTTACTCATACAAGCCTTATATCTTATCTCACTTAAATCGTCAACGAATTACAGCTGAATTTCCTAACTGTCTATGGGTAGCAGCATATCGCGACTACTCTGTAATGACTAGACCCGATTATAACTACTTCCCATCCATGCCCGGGATTAACATGTGGCAATTCACTTCTACTGCGATTGCTGGTGGATATGATTACAATGTTGACTTGTTAGGTATTACTTTGAATGGGTATAAGAATGGCAATGCGGAACATCCTAAGAGTGAAACGAAAGCAATTGAGCAAGGCCAAAAAGCTGATAATAATCCTAAGAGCGCTATTCAAGTAGGCAATACTGTTCGTGTTAAGTTTGGTGTAAAATATTGGGCCAATGGTGTTGGTATGCCAAGCTGGGTACAAAGTAATACTTACAAGGTGCAACAAGTATCGGGTAACAAGGTGCTGCTAGCCGGCATCATGTCCTGGATAAATGTTAGCGATGTAGAAATTATTAGCGTAACTAATAATAGTAACCTGGGCGCTAGCTATTATGTGGTAAAATCCGGCGACACTTTAGGTGGGATTGCTAGCCGCTATGGTACAACTTGGCAAAGATTACAAGAGTTGAACGGTTTGAGCAATCCTAATTGGATCTATCCAGGGCAACTGCTGAAGGTAACTGGGAATGGATATGCTCAACGAGCCTACACTGTCAGACGTGGGGACACGCTGCGCGGTATCTCTGCTAGACTGGGAGTGTCGGTCGGTCATCTGGTACAGGTTAACCGTATAGGCAACCCTAACAGGATTTATGTCGGTCAGCGTTTGGTATACTGACAATTTATGCGGTATAATATAACTACAATCGCATATAGCTTCGTAATCCCCCGTGCCGAACGGGGGATATTTTTTTATATAAAAAAGTAGTAATTTTTAAGAAAAAGGTTGTATTTGTATAGGTTAGGAGGTATAATAAATAATGTAGGAAGGAGGAAAGATATGGCGAAGGCAATTACAATAGCCCTAGTAATCAGCTACTTGCTCGACCGACAAGTTAAACGACGCATCGAAAGAGCAAAAGCGAGAAAACTAGAGCTAGAAAATCAAAGAATTGAACAAGAACTCAACAAGTAATTGTTCAACCAAACTGAGGGAGCCGATTCCCTTAGTTTGGTGCACCTTCATCATAACATATATTATGGATAAAAGCTGGGTTTTTATAGTTGTGATTTCAGTAATAGCGATAGGTATTTCTTTTTTTAAAGACTATCAAGTTAGGAAAAGATATAATGATGCTGAAAGAGAGAACCGACGTCTTGATGAGGAGTTGAAAAAGCGATGACATCAGAAGCACAAAAACGTGCGAACGAAAAATGGAAGGCTGCTAACAAGGAGAAGCAGAAGATATATCGATATCGTTCGCAAGCGAAGAAATTCATCAATGAGTTTGCCAGTCAGGATGACCTGTTGGAACTGCGTAAGATGATTGATGACAAATTGAATAAAATGGAAGAATGA